TATAAATCTCTGTCTCTGTGATGTATTTTTTACAAAAGTATCCTGTAAGTATAGTCCTTCAAATAAAGTTATGTTTTGGAATGACGCAATTCCAGTCAAACTGTCTACAGATTGTGATGTATCAGTTGGAATTGAGAAAACAAAGTTGTTATTATCGAGTCCTGTATAGTTTAAAACCAATCCTGCAGCAATTGTAACTGATTTTGGGTAAGGAAATGCTGTTTGTACTGAAATATCTACGACTGTTCTTGCACTTCTTGCTGATTTTGGAGTGTAACCAATCATCCTAGCAAGTTTTACGACGTTTTCACGCAAAACTGCGGTTTCTAGGAACCCTTCATTGACTGCAAGGTTGGCATTTACTGCTGTATAGTAAGTATTGTATGCTAAAGTGTCAATTAATACTGTAAGAGACGACCCTTCAAAGTCATAATCGCTAAATTGCGACTGTGACCTCAAATATTCTTTAATTTGTGCCTTGATTTCGTTAAACTCAAGACTATTAACTTGATTAAATGCCATTATGGTTTAAATATTACGCTAACATCATCAAATTTAGGATTGATTCCTAAAATCAAGTAACTGACAGAACAATTCAACTCATTTTGATCTTCAGTAAAGTCAACTTCTACAGAAACTGCTGTCACACGAGGTTCATGCACCTCTACTGCAGTCCTAATACGATTCTCCACCTCTATTCCTAATGTAGGGGTAGAGTTCTCAAATAATAATCCAATAATGTTACCACCGAAGAATGGATCAAAAGGTTTTTCGTAAAAATTATAGAGAACTATATTTTTAACAGATGCTTTAATGGCAGCTTCGTTCTTAAGTGACAAAATATCATTCGTCACTGCATTCTTTTCAAATGTAAGGGAAAAGTCTCTAAAAGACTTTGATATCAATGCCATTGAGAACGTAGTATACCTTCATCAATGTATTTATACTCGTTTCTCGAATGGTTTACGTTTCTTACCCTGTCTGTCACTACGAGGGTCGGTAATTAAGTATCTACAGTACTCATTACCATGATCGTAAAAGTGATCAGACATATCAACTGGAATGTTAGCATTCCTTTTACCGTCAACTATTCTATTTGCCTTGCCCACGATACCTCTTCTTTGCCTTGTTCCTAGACGTGGCACTATACTTCGTGTGTTGACCACGACCTTGTGCTGTTTTCTTTGGTTTCGATTCAATGGTGTTACCCATGTTCCATCTCATTGCCATAATTAATTCATCCTGCGAATACGTTTGGTGATCCAGCTGCAACTGATGTGCAACCGCTAATTCCATCTCCTACTCTACCACAACCTTTGCCATTAACAAAGACTGTACTACTTCCTGTTGCAATTGGTTTAGCATGTGGAGGACATACTGGAGCAGGAGGAGGAAATAGATGTGTTGTGTTGTTATCTCCCTGACGAGAGATGCCTATACCATTACAAAAGACGTCGGAAGAACCACCGCTTCTGGTCATACCAGAACAGTGTGCTACATCTGCGTCTCCTATACGTGTAACTGCGGGCATTACTTTCTCTCCCTTGATGCGATGACTCTTAAGTATTCAGAATACTTGCTCATTTCAACATGGTCATTAACTGTATGAGGTGGTTCGGGCGGTGTAGGGTTAAACTCGATCAAATGATCAAACTCATCTGGCAAGTCACCACACCTATCGAATTCGAGGAGTTTACCCTCGTCCTTTACTACGAACTTTCCTTTCAAGTCGTCCATTGGATTAATCATAATACTTCACATATATTTAGAGACCTACGCGGGGTTACGACGCGATTTTTTTACCCATATGTATGATGGTTATAATGCCTACGACTCGGAGGATACTCAATCGGTTTCTGAGTTACCTGTAAGTATATCCGTAATAACAATGCAGAGTCTACCAATTAGTATCACCTTCATTCAATTGACCGACAGTATGCTCGACTATCTCTGTTATCGTCTTATCGTGCTCAAGCACAACATCTACGAGTCTCTCGTAGTTTCCGTCAGTATCTCTCTTCATCATAAGTTTACTCGAAGCAACTCTTCTCTCCAGTGCTTCAAGTCTTTCTATTATTTCGTCGTACTTCCTATCTGTATGAGTGTGGTAGTCGCCTGACATGTTCCTCCTAGTTCTGTTTGATGTCCCAATGCCACTTGATTGCCTTAATGTGATCAAATGTATCTTCCATGTATGTCTTATCGCCAATGTCATACTTTCTCTCACATAGAAAGTTTCGCATCTGCTCTATACTATGGAACGTTCCGACTTCATCGAAGTGTTCGTTGTATAAGACGTATTGCATGGGTGTAAAGCGGTGGTGTAGTATTTATTGTATCAGCGTTTCAAGATATTGTCAAGTGCAGAGATATCCTACAACATTGTCTGGTAACTCATCTAGTCTTATCATCGGTCTATCTATGTCTGCTCTTAGATTCTCTGCAATCTTTCCTTTCTTCCACTTGGTGTATGCTTCTTTCTGACACCATAGATCATAGAAGATCTCCATGTTATCAGTAATCTCATGCTCATGGAAGTATCTCCGAGAGATCTTCTCAAAGCGACGTTCTCTTTTATATTCAATATCGACTCCAATACGTTTTGTAGATACTGCAACTACTGTATGAGATGCAGTGTTTGACTTGTTCCAATGAATCGTCATAGGTTTCATACAGTTCAAAGGTTGCTGTGCCACAAACTCTCGGATAGCAATATGAGTCTGTGACATTCCCCAGAACTCTTTTACATCCCTATCGTTGAGAATCGTAAAGAGATATACATTTGTGGTTGGACTTGAGAAAATCTTAGTATGCATTTTTACCTGAGAAAATATTTTTGGAAAATTTTATATTTTATATCACGCTCGCGGATGCAAGACTTTATAGCTTATCGCTCTGGGACTCCTTTAAACGACCCCCCGCCCCCGCGACTGGTTAGGTGGGTGGTCTTATGTGTGTAGAGGTTCGACTTAAAAGAAGATGTGCACATCGCCTGTGACTTAACAACATCCGAGAGGTGATCTTCTACCCGTGCCTACACACTGCCACGTTCCTAGAATGGACAGTCTTCGGGGACTGTGTACTGTGGTGTGTCTCCTGCCATCCATGCTGCACGCTGCTCATCCTGCCACTCCATGTGAGCAACACGCTTGAGCATCTCATCTACATGCTGCTGCTCACACATCTGTGTGTATGTCAGGTCATGCTCTAGCATATACTCAGTATATACTATATCTCTGTATAACTCCATAGTTAACCCCGTAGTCATATAACCCCCCCTACGCGAAGAGAGGACGCATGTAGTCCTTGAACTCTTCACGCATGTGATCAGCAAGAATTCTCAACTCTGTCTCTGATGCCTTGCTTCCACTTGCTACGATTTCGTCATAGCATGCCTGAGAAACACCTTTGTCTGTCAAGTCGTATTTGTGTAATTGAACGTGTTTAAAAAAGGACATCTTATACACCCCCTACTAGAGCAGGGTTGCCATATGACCCCTCTACAACACGAGTGCCATTTAGGGCATACCATACGACCTCGGCATAACCATAGTCTTCGGATATGCTTAAGCATAACTCATCAGCAAACTGACTTGCTAGGATTGGTTCCTGTATATTTGTGTTGGGAACCTCAACGAATCTTTCAATGAACATAATCTAATGTGATGTAAATGTTTGTGTATGTCCTTATTATAAAGGATTATGTGGGGATAGTGTGGATATATCCCCATACTGTAACAATACGTTACGTAGTCTTTGGGTCGTAATCCCACGGTGCGGGTTCGCAAATCTTCTCAATGAGTGAGTCGAAGTCTTCCTGTGATTCGTCATCTATCCAACCGTTATCAATGAAGAATCTCGCCATAGTAACGAGAGCGGACTCTTCGCCCTCGTTCATTGTTAGTGTTCTTTCCCACTTCATTACTTAACCTCCATCCACTTGAATTCACTGATAGAACCGACTTTCCAGATTGTAACAGGTCTGTCTAGTTGTTGTGCTGTTCTCTCAGCGTGTGCCTTTGCCTGTGGGAAGTGTGATCCGTCGAATACGTCTGCCCAGATCTTGACTTCGTTTCCGTAGTCTGAAGGTTGAACTGCCCATGTAGTCATAATGCTTTTAGGTGTGAATGATTTGTATATACTTATTATAACATCGTCGAAGACGTTAATAAGTGATTGTTTGTAAATGGATATATTTCGTAACATTAGTGCCTATCCGAGATATACCAGACTCCATATCTGTTGATCTCTTGAGGTTCAAAGTTACGCTTAGACATTGCGTCTAGTGCTGCCTTAACAGCGGGATCTTGCATTGCTGTCTTGTTGACTAGCACTCTTCCGTTGTAGATTGGTCTTAATTGATTGTCGAACATTGAACTCCTTTGGTTTTGTTTCTATGATTCTATTATAGAGCGTAGGATTACACATTACGATAGTATGTGTGACACTAATGCAACTGGCACATCGGCAGCTGAGATGTTCAATAACGTTGTAAGGAACAAAGCGATAAGGCGAAGAGTTTCTCTCATGTAAATTGTAGTATAGGGACATTAGTAACTGTATACATTATAGCATCCTGATTGAATGCTTTCTTGTATGCATCACCCACCTTGGAAAGTGCCTTCATTACAGCGGGATCTTCTGTGGTTACAGATATCACCTTGCTTTTTTCGAGGGTGCCTTGGTATATACCGATTGCGTCCGTGATAGTCGCATACTCAAGAGATGTAAGGACCTCATCGTTTAGAAACTGGATCCACATCTGATTGGTGACGGTTCCCGCGTTTGGGATGTTCATACCTAGGGTGATTGAATGAGTTTGCATTAAATGATTTTCTATTCGTTACTTCCATATACTAAGGCATGCAGCGGATCAATGAAACAGTACGTGTGACAGTAATATTAGTGGCACACTCTCTATAGCATATGCAACTGCCTATACTGTATAATATTACTATAAACATAAACAAAGTCTTATGTCAGTCTTACATCATGAATCCATACTCGAAGATTGTATGGAACAAGCAATAGCAGAATTCTGCGAAGCAAACAAACTAACTCCAGATATGTTTGCTCTTATCGAAGATCACTTAGGTGTTCAATACGCACTCGATAGAAAAGCGAATGCAATATTTGAAGAGAGGTGTGTATAATGCCTAATCATTGCCATAACAGAGTCACCTTCTACAGTGACGATACTACAGCGATCCTTAAACTACATAAAATCTTTATGAAAGGGATCGAGAACGACGACAATACAGAGACAACAGGCACTGTCTTTGGTTCATTCATTCCCGAACCTGATTGGACTAAAGTTCCATTAACTGCTGAGACATACCAAGAGTATTCATTCAGTAAACCTAGAGGTGAGATAGGTGAGTGTCCTAAACTCATTATTAACGAAGAGAAACCCTTTCTGTCTGGTCACAGATTCCCTAGCACTGGCGAACTTGATGACAGATGGTATAACTGGCGTGTTCAAAACTGGGGAACTAAGTGGGATGCTTACACTATGGAGATCGACGATTCAGATATGCCACACGGATTCGAGGTGCAATTTGAAACAGCGTGGTCGCCTCCCGAAGACATTTGTAATGCTATCCGTGAGCAATACGACGACCTCTCTATTAGTTGGTTCTATGACGAACCAGGTTGTGAAATCGCAGGGTATCTCTAACCCTGTGACAGTTCACAAAGTGTCCACCAGCTGTCCCATAGGCAGCTGGATTGGTTATAATAGTAATATAAAGAGTTGGGTCGCTCGTTAAATCTTCGTCACTCAAGCAGCTCGATTTTATAGGGTGTGCCAATTATATTAGTGTCCACTATTGGTTGTATATGTCGTTGCAATGGACTATATTAAAAGAGTAAACAAACCCAGAGATTTAATCTTATGGCAACTAGAGCACGATTAGGTTATGTACTTTCCGATGATTCCATTGTTTCTGTTTATCACCATTGGGATGGTTATCCCGAATGGTTGGGTGTAATCCTTAATGAGCATTACAGCGAAGATGAGAAAGTAAGGGAACTCATCGACGGTGGCAATATGTCTTCATGCTACTCTGACAACGAGTACGACTATGAGAAACAGGAATTTGTTAAAGTGGATCCCGCACCGTCTTATTATGGTGGTGATGATGAAGCACCGAAGCACTTCCAAACGTTAACCAGTCTAACAGACTATGACGCGGGCGAAGAATTCTTGTACTTGTGGTTTATGAATACTTGGAATTGTTATGCTTATAAAAAGCACTATGATAAAGAGTACAACGTCACTAGTACAACTCTATCACCTGTTATAATTCCAAACAACGAAGCAACAGCTGAGGGTGTGACAGTCTAATTACTGGCACACTCAAGTCCCTAGAATCGCAACCTAGGGACTATAATATTATTATACATCACAAAAGAACTAAAATGATTCTTAGACAACTCGGTTCAAACCAAACAGAATTATCACTCAACAACGGTAGTTCAATTTTCTTTTCATATGAAACACCTGTTGCAGGTTTTGACCCTGAAGACGGTTTCTTTAAGACTGAGACCTATTACAGCAAAACCACATCTAGACACATCAACCAGTATTTCAAGCATGTTGATGCGGGTGATATCTCAATAGTGCCTGACCAGTACATTGTTGACCAGGTAAACCACGACGTAAAATAATTATGGAAAGTTTCAACGATTTTATTAATTACTGCCTCGACTTCTACGGGGCAGCGGGTATATACCCAGAGAACAAACGTACTAAAGAGCAAGTAGCATATGCTACAACGTTATATCTCGATGCATGCAACTATTACGAGTCATGCGACTACGAGGGCATGACGTGGGGCGGTGGTGATTCCTTAGACAGGGAAAGAGTCCGCGACATTATGAACGATTATTACGGGGTAAACTAATGGATGACATTACACCAAACATGCAAGCATATCTAGACCTTGTAAATGACATCAATCATTTGTTCATAGGTCTAGAATATGACGAACCTTGCGACATCTGTGACGGTGACATGAAAGGACTAGACAAGGCGGTGAAACGTTTCAAACGTAGAGTCTGGGAAAACCAGTTGACATAGTGTCACACAGTTTGTCCATTCTGTATAAAAATGGACTATTATAATATTATACAAACATTTTTCCCAATTATGAAAAAAGTATCTAAACCTGCCAAAGATCTCAGACTTTCAATTATTCTTGACTATCTAACAAATTTAGGTTGGGAATATACATGCAATACTATGACTCGCTCAGGTATGCAAACCTATGACGAACTCATGCAGTATATCGGTGTTCTAGATCCTAACGAACATTGGAACGAGGATGCATACAAAGACAAGTGTTGCGATCACTAACCAATTTTAAAACAAAGACCCTCTAGCACCATTCGGTTGCAGAGGGTTTTGTATTGCGGGTATTCATCTACTAGATCTAGATCCAGTAAACACTGTGCCAGATCCTGAGATGCTTTCATGTACAAATATCCATTATCCCATTGTGTCTCATAAGACTCAATATATTTGTCAACATATGACATTAATATTCATCCTCATAAAAACTGTCCCTTTTTGAATAAAGTTTCTGTCTATTGGATAACATATCAAATAGTCCACTTTCTTCCAATTCCTCCACTTCTGCCAAGTTTCTCTTTTTTTGTGAAAAAGCAGACTTTTTGCCAGTTTTGAACGTTTTGGCCATCTTTGATACCTTTTGTAGTAAGTGTGTACTAATGCTAAACTTGTGCTAAATCGCCATTTCTCACCGATTCATTATAAAAGCGACCTAATGACACTTTCTCTGGACTTTCAATAAAAGTGTTGAGTTTGTCAAGAAGTATCCGATTTGCAGGTTTCCAAGTAAACTCATATGTTTTCTCCTGTCCTGAGAAATTTATGAAAACCTTGGATCCCTGCACGATTATTTTGTCGATAGCAGAACTGAGAGTTCCTATGTCGAATGTGTGTTTCTTTGCTGCCATGGATTTTGTTTCCTTACACTTAATTATAAGGGATTCTGAGTAGTTTTGCAAGAACTTTGTG